CGGAAGCCCTGCAAATTAGTTCCATTTAATTTGGAACTATCCGCCCCCTGTCAACCCCGGGGTGGGGTCAACACTGGATGGCTAACCAAGCCAAGTCCAGCACCACTTTCTATGGACCGAGTGGGCATCGGTATACCAACCTGGCTCGAGGTCTCGATCAGCTATTGCTAGCGGATTAAGATACTTACCAGGGGAATCTTGCCGTAATTCACGCGATAACTCCTTGCGAAGGAGCTCCGACCATCCAGCTGGATGGTACTGGCGCTTTTTAAAGGCGACCGTGGGAATTCGATGTTCGAATCGCTGGAGAGATTTATTCCATCTCCGACGATAAAGGACATCATTACTAGCACACGTAGAAGAACGAATTGAGGTTGGAAAGCTCAACTCGCTACGTGGATACGTATGACCCAGAGATGATTCAATAGAACGAATTATCTTATGGGAGTTTTCGTATCCAAACTTATCAATAAAAGAATTGATCAAGTCAGCGTTAGTGGCAAGACCGGTACTCTCGATACTCAGGGCCTTCCGAACTCTTACGGGGGTAACATCCATACCATTATGGAAATCACCACCGCAGGATTCTCGAAAGGGACCTGAGACATAGGATTTGTTTCTATTGACAAGTAGTCCAATAGATTCAAGTCCTACCATCACAGCCTCGCTAAAGCGAGAGCGAATGATGATATCGTCGCCATATACGTACGGAAGATCGCTGGAATGACGATCGACCGTTAGCGTACTTGCGTAAGCACTAGCCCAAAAGACTAGTGCTTCAACTGGGAAACAACAAGAACTACCCATAGGGGCAAACTTGTTGAGTTCCACCCTCTCACCGTCTGGAAGGATAGTAGTCTTGGAGCGACATGCCTCAAGACACCGAACCCAAATAGGAGGAAAGACACTCCTAACCAAGTTCAGTGATACCCTATCAGATGCATCAGAAAGATCTATCGTTGCATAGTTATCATGAAGAGAACCTTCACGAGCTAAACCACGGTTGGTCTGCTGATCAGCAAAGTTAAGAAAACCTTTGGTGAGGGGGTGAGTCTCGAGGGTATCATAAAGCAACCGCATGATCCCCTGCTGAATATACATTAATTCAGCAGGTTCGCATGAAATAACTCTAGGCCCACGAGAGTCCTTAGGCACTAAACAAATACGTGCCTCAGGACGTGATACGGTGGAATTAACCAACTTATCATATTCATCAACTAAATGATTGACTGAATAGAAAAAGTGGTCAGAATAGCAATAGACATCATCTAAGTCAGGAAAATACCTAACACGGTGATATTTATCGCTATTAACAGTCCGGCAAGCAGTTGAACCGCTTCCGTGAGATGGACGTATATCAAGAGGGTTAGCATTACACAAAACCCTCCCGATTATACGTCGCATCATACCTATGTGAGATTGCGCAAGATCAGAAAGATCATGTACATTCCCGCTAGGCATAAAAGACTCGCTATCAATAGATTTAAAACTTGATAGGAAGTCCCTAACTGTTTTCTCATCGTAATCCACCTCCAGTTTGTAGAAAATGAGCGTCATCTGACGAACATAATCTACAGCGAGAGAATCACCTCCCAACGCAAGCCTGATGGGACGCCCGAGAAAAGTCGGGAGACCATCACGACCGGTACTAAAATCCGGTGGTGAGATCCACTCCTTTTGAGAGTGGAAGCCATCAAGTGCCTTACCCAAAGTGGGTAAAACCGTCGTTAAAAAGGCAAGCCCCTCATTCTCTAGTCTTCTCGTGAAAGTAGTTAAATCGCTTTCATCAAGAAGATTCGAGTAGCGCTGGTTAGATGCTAGGTTCACCCATAAAGAGTGAAGGCTTTTCAGGCCACCTACTAACATGTAGACAACCTCCGAAAGAGCATACCATATGCATCCTCCAGGACAACACATCACTAGTCTCCCACCGCACAGTGAAAGGTAAGTCGCTTTTAATCCATCATACCCTAATAAAAGGGCAGAGGAAGGACTAAGTTTCGCTGTTCAACAGCGCCGTGATATTCGCACCAGCACCGCCCTCGATCAGAAAATCGATAAGGCGATAGCAGGCTTGAAGTTTCTCGGTTGCTGAAAAAGCAGTGGCATTGGGATCAACGGCTACAAGGTAGACGCTGAAGACTTTGAGAGCACCAGTAATCGAATCGGCCTTTGTATGGTCGTATCGAGCAAGGTGCCTCTTTTCCAATTGGGATCCAATCTCATGAGAGATCGTCAACTTGATTTCCGCGGGGCTTGTTAACCCAGCGATCGAGTAGACGCTTTTTGATTCGTCATTAAACCTCTGAGCAAAAACTTGGAGGTTTGTGTCGACATCAGTAGGTGAATCCTGAGACAAGGAAAGTGAAGTTCCAAAGGACATATGGAGCTCCTCCCCGATAAGGGGTTGAATTGCCACTAAAAGTGGCGGTTAAACCTTTTACAAGGTGGTTTTATCCTATCCACCGACGAGGCGATAGGACAACAGCCAAGGAGGCCAAATTGACCAACTGGCTACCCGAAGGGCGTCGCCAACCAAGATTAAAGACGATATCGTCATTAGGATTGATTGGTATGCGGTGAAAGAAATCACTACGCGACGCCCACGGTGGGCATTCAACCTCAGGTGAACTAATAGGAGAATTCCTATCAAGAGTCAACTGAGAATGAACGGTCAGCGTCTCTTTGTACTGAAGAAAAGAATCAGTACATAAAATCGGCAACCTCAAAGTATCAAATTTGAACTGGTCCAAGAAACCTCCGATACCGAAAAACCAATCGATAACGAAGGTAAAAGGGATTGCGTCCCAAATGATACGCGGGTTGAGCTCAACACCAAGAGTGTCTAAAAAACCTCTTAGTGACTTGTTTAAATTGCCAACCACTTCAAAAGGTTGGGGTTTAAAAACAAGAAAGCCTTGTACGTGGCGATTTAACGTCGCCGTCCAGGAGCAAGGGTGTAAACTATTGCCCTGGTACAAAAACGTACCCGATACTGTGGTATTATCATTCAAAAGGGACTCCTGGCGTCGTTGAACAACACCAGCAGCCTTCTCAAATGCTTCTATAGTATCCGACATGTGTCTAAGGCCATTAATCGCACCTTCGAGGTCGCCATAAGTAGGCTTCCAACCGAATTTGTAATTAAGCCTCCCACCTGCCAAATTCCTAAGAATACCGACGTTCCGCTTCCAGAGTTGAAACAACCCACGAATATCCTCAATCTCCAAAAGGAAATTAGGGAGACTCATAGTTGTCAAATCAGGTCTGAGATCAAGAAAAGTTTGATTGATCCAAGACTGTGCCCCGGCACCCAAAACTGCAACTCCTGTTGAAGGAAGTTGAGAAAGGGCAAGGGACTCTGCAGCGGCGTGAGCAGCGTAAGAGTGTAAGTGGTAACCCCCGTATTCAACCCTTTGAAAAGGATTGACACTGGGCTGAAGGACAGTTTTATACTGTGATTCAGAACCACTATACACCAGAATTCTCTTCGAGTGTCGACAATACGCGGGAGAGCGGATACAAGATCCCTCTGGTCGCGTACTATAGGCAATCGAACCAGTAGACTCAGGACCAGAAAAACTCTGGTTCGGAGTAGAAGATATCAAAACACCCCCAGGATAGGTATACACCTTCGTGGGAAGCGGATTGATAATCTGACTACTGAATGTCTGGGACTTAGTCCGGATAGGACCGGTTCCGATAGACAAGAGAGCTCACCTCCTTTAATTGACGTCGTATACCACCAAGAAGCTGATGCGCTCCTTAGCGCGAAGGGAGAGTCACCCTGTTTGGGGGT